TTGAGTGTACCTGCTACAGTTTGAACAACTGTCTCATTGAAGTATGTTGATTTATACCAACTATCTCCAGTAGCAGGACCAGATATTTCACCTTCACAAAGTAAATCAACTAACTCAGCAGTGGACTTACTTTGTAGTGTATTAGGTTCTTCTACTGGAGGTGGTGGTGGGTCAGACTCTCCACCGCCCTTCCTTCCTATTACCCTTATATCTCTTTGTTTCATATAAAATCCTTATGCCACTACCATATCTCTAATTTTGATTCCACCTGATATAAAAATTGAACCTATGAATGTCTCACCATAACAAACAGGTATAGTCAAACCTGGCTCAACTGTATTCTGTGGCCCATTGAATATGTATGATGGTCTTTTATCTTGTTCTCGTTGAGAATAGTCATTTACAGATGGAGATGGTGTGAGCATTTGAGCAACACCAGAAAGAGCTATCGCCGCTCCTAGTTTCATCATTGGAATACCATAAGCTCCATAACCATATGCAGTCAATACAGCACCTGCTACTATAAGTACTGCTCCACCTATTACTTGATATAAACCTCCACCACCATATCCACGTGGGACTGGTAAGAAGTGATAAGTGTTTTCAGAAAACTTCATCATAACTTCATCTTCTGAAACTGACTTACCTTTCTTTAGAGTGTCTCCTCTAACAACATAGTAGTTTCTATCACGTTGAATAGAATTTCTAAAGCCAGGAAAATTAGCATCAGCTGCACGTATTGCTTCAGCTACGGACTTTACTTTTACATTGATGTTTTTAGGATACTGCTTCGCTAAATGACCATATAACCGAACCATTTTCTATCTCCCAATTACTTCCAGGTCTATAACCCTGCCACTTTGGATTATGCCTCATTACTTTCATTAGATATTGTCTATTATGCATTATAGGATATCTACCACTAAGTTTATTATACAAATGATGTAATGTTTCTCCATCATTATTTAAGTATACTCCACAGTGATTGACATATTTTGTATTATAGATATTATAAAGTAGTATATCTCCTGGTTGAATATCATGCTCATCAACATAATAGAAAGGCATTGTGCCATCTTCTATAAAATTCTCAAACATTGATATGCCTTTATGCCAAAATGGAAACTCTCTGGCAGGACTTGGTGGCAACATTCCTGTGTTTATTCTAAGCCAATCTCTTACTAATCCATAACAGTCCCAAGCACCATAAAAAAACTCTCTACCTTCTAATGGTTCCATTGGCAGACTATCTCCCCAAAATACTACATGAGTAACTGAACCATTTTTGAAGTTGATTATTCCAAAAGGAACATCAAGTGCTACTTGCTGTTGTTGGTCTTCTTGTGAAGCCATTGGGTAGTTATTATGACTGTGTATAACTGCTTCAACTTTTCCATCTATGTAAGCATTTGTAAAATCAGTATCTTGTATTAGAAAAGTATTTGACTTATCATCTGCTTCATTTTGAAATCTTACATATTCTCCATCAATTACTGCTCCACAGGATTCGTTCTCCCAATCTTCTCGTGTGTGTTTGATTGCTTCATCAACAACATCTTGTGGAAATACTTCATTCCTATTAGTAATATACATTTTATCTCCAAGGAGTTCCTAATTTACCTACACCTGGAAAGAACCTTCCAGGTAATTGGTCAGTCCCATATCTCAACTGACAGTCAAATAATTTCTTACCACACTTATCATTAGCCTTAGTTGTTACTACACCTTCAGCATCAAAGTATGAAGTTGATGTGTATGGACAACTCGCATTAGTATAGTCAAATGTTCCGGTGCTTGTCTTATAAAGTCTATATCTATGTGAGCAGATGCCAAGTACTTGTCTACGTGGTATAAGTGTATTTTCAATATCTACTGCAGCTTTTAGTTCCCATTCTATCAAATATTTGTTTTGTCTGGTTTTTCTTTCAATATAGAATATGTCTGTTGGGAATTGTGCTGATGGGTTTGCTTCAGAAGCGCCATCTAAGTACTTGGCAAATGTTCTACGTCTTGTGAGTTTCGCTCCAACAAGGTCATTGAATGATACAACTGCTGCAACGAATGTTAAATTGATATTAGATACTCTAATGAGTGGACGAGGCATTGCGCCTGTTCCATCATACATAAATCCTTCTGTTTCTACTGGTAAAGGTAAGTATTCAACACTATTGAATAAAACTGCATCACCAGAATCCGTCATTGGACAAAAGTGATATGTTCCACCACCTTCTATACTTGTAGCGTCTAAAGTGTAAAGATGTATGAGTGCACTCCCCACGTTCAAGTGCTGGATGTCTGTTTTGATTTTTGCGTTTGTAGCCATTTAACTCCTTACACTAATGGAAATTCTCTTTGTAATTGACAACTTATCTTCCACTTATCTGGTGCTATTGGGTGCTTACTTATTTCTTTTGCGATGTAGTACTTGTAGTTTATTTCACCGGGTCCCTTCCACCTTAGATAGTTGCTACTTCCATTGACACTATTTGATAATTTGACTTCTAAATTACTTGCCTTTATTGTATTTAGTGGAACGAAGTCAACTTGCCAGAGTTCTCTATCAAAGTTCAAACCATCTATAACTATTTGTTTGTAGCCATCTCCAAAAACAGTTTCTTTATACTTATAGTCACTTCTTTTTGAGACCCTATACATTACTTTTTCTGTTAAATTAACACTCATATTATGTTCCTCTCATTGCAGTTGCTCTTTGATTTAGCATACCACCATATCTAGTTTCTTGAAGCATTGTTTTCTTTACTTGCTCATTTACTGCATTTGAAATCATTCTACCCATTTGATTAGCATTCTCATTGTTTATATTAGAGTTTTCTCCTGCATCAACATTGACTGTGATAACTGTATTGCTTGAACCACCTGCTCCATTTGGTATAACTTGTCCAGTACGACCAGGAACAAATAATTCTGGTCCTTGTTCTCCAACGATATATGGTTTATTCTTTTGTGCTGTTCCACCACCTGCAAGTCCAAATAAACTTGCAAATCCAGTTCCACCGGTTCCACCAAATGAACTGAAAATACCTTTGAATATAGACATAAATGCCTGTTGAGCTAACATTTTAGCCATGTCTTGTAAAATTGAGATAGTCATATCTCTAAACGAATCAGCAGCAGTTTTAGCTCCATTAGCGAAGTCCATAAAAGCACTAGTAAAACGGTCCCCAAAGAATTGAGATGAAGCATTTATTAGTCTTTCTCTTTCCTTTGCTGCTGATTCCATCAACTTAGTTCTTTCTTCCTCTGCTTTCTTTTCTACTTCAAGTCTCTTTGCAGCTGCTTCTCTTTCTGCTTCTACCTTATCAATAGCATTCTGCCATTCTTCTGCTTCATCATCCTCGCGCATCTGTTTTATATGAGCATCCCATTCATCAGCCATCTTTTTCTTTTCATCTAGTATAGACTTCTCAGCATCCTTTATAACTTTTTCTTTTTTATCAGCGGCTGCCTTATTACTTTCTCCAGCACCAAGTGAAACATCTTCAAGTGTTGGAGTAACTCCTGTTCTACCACCCATTCTTTTTTCATGTTCAGTTAGTTGAGTTGATTGTAGTTGTTTTATAGTTGTTACTCTTTCTTTTAGTATTCTAAGTCTCTCTAAGTCAAAATCAGTTAGTTTTCTACCATTAGCAACTGCTTGGTCAACTAGTTTTTGTTGAAATCGTAAATCATTTTCAGCTTTTGTAAGAGGGTCACTGATTAGTTTATAGAATGAATTAAGACTTTCAACAGCTGGATTGACACCTTTGGCTACCAAATCCATAAAGTTCTTTTTCATTATTGTTATGTTATCATTAAATGCTTCTGCTTGTTTAGCTTTCTTTTCATCCCAAACAGAAGTAACTCCATCTAACTGCTTTTTCAAATTAGGCATCAACTGTAGAAGTTCAGCGGCACTACGACCAAATATTTCCATAGCAGTCGCCATTCTTTCGGTAGGATTTTCAATCTTCATTATTGCTTCAGAAAGAGCAATGAATTGTTGGTCAGGGTTTAATTCTAAAAGCTTTTTAACACTAATACCTAACTTATCAAATGCAGGTAGTGCTATACCCATACCTCTACTTGCTTCGTTTATATTTCTAGCCATCAAAGCAAACGATGAAGTAATCTTTTCAAATGATACACCTGATAAATCAGCAATTTGCTTCATCTTATCAAGCATTTGTACAGACACACCAAGTCTGGTATTCAGCTTACCTAGCTTATCACCATAGTCAATTGTTTGTTTTGCTAAAGCAACAAATCCAGCAGCCAAAGCAGTAGCGGCTACACCAGCGCCAACAGCAAGCTTTTTGAATGAATCAGTTGTGCTTTTACTAAACTTACTAACAACTTTTGTGCCGGAATCTTTGACAACTAATTCTGTTTGGATTTTTTTCGCCATCTTATGTTTTGC